CGAACTCACCCCCAAGAGCCGCGCAATCCTCGAAGCCCACGGCGTCCCCATTCGCAAGTGGAGCGGGGAGCACCAGTTTTGGCATCGGCTCATGATTAGCGACATCATGTCGTCGTTTGAAATGATCGCCAAGATGCAGGGCCTTCCCTTCAAAGACCAGTGGGACATCGTCGGCGACCGGGGTATTTCGCTCCCCGCTTCTATCGAGTGGGATAAGAAAAATCAGGGCAATCGCGTTATTGGTACGCTCACCTCAACCAGACCCTTTGAACCCGACGCGCTGTTTGCCATCGGCAACACCTACTTTCTTTTAGAAGCCGACCGGGGCACGGAAGGCAACGAGCGCACCAACCTGCACCAAAGCTCCTATCTCAGAAAGCTGCTCTGCTATCGACATATGTTCATGAATAAAACACCGCAGCATGAGTGGGGCATCCCTGCTCCTATCGTGCTGCATGTAACCACCAAGCCCGACCGCCTGCCGAACATCCTCAACCTCTTTCGGGATGTTGCCCAACACTTCGGCCAACCCAATCCAAAATCGCGCCGCATGGCATTTATGGCGCGGCCAATCTTAGGCTCGTTTGAAAAGCATCCCGAACCGCTCCTCTCGCTGTTGGATGATACGTGGGAGCGAGTGGGCTACCCACCCTTGGTCATCCGCAACGAACTAACCGAGAGGAGGTGAGAAAATTGGATACCACGAAATTGCGGGAACTCCTCGACCGACGCGATGCGATTGACGTGGAGATCGCCGAAATCGTCACGGGTAACGGCGTAAAAACTATTCGTAAACCACAATCGTGTAGCGTCTGTGGCGCGGCAGGACATAGTGCGCGTACCTGCCCCTCTAAGGCCCTTAGTACTGGTTGAGTAGAGTAAAAGCCCCCGAGCAAAACCTCGGGGGCTTCTTTTTTATTCCTGCGGCATGTCTGCCGTATCGTCTTCAAGCGGACGCAACAGTACAAATCTTCCGTCGAAACCGATAGGAATTGACGTTAGTTTCACGCTGAAGCCGTCTTCGCCGCTGCGCAAATTCCACGCAGCACCGATGTTGACCCAGCCGTTGCCGACCTTGGCGCGGGCTAAATACTCAGGCTTCGGACGCTCGGCCCGTTGGGGACGGCGCGCTATTGCACGTTCAGAAATGCTCATACGCATTTCTCCTTCAAGGAACACCCGCTCATACGCGGGAACATGCGTTATAATAACATGGTGTGCTTTATTAGCTTGTAGCCGGTGTGGACATCGTTTCTTACAAGCGGCGGTGTCCCCAGCGGCATGAAATATGCCAACTCAAGAACGTTTGCGCGAGCTGTTCTATTATTCGCCTGATGGCGTCCTCATAGCTAAAAAGAACCACAGCGCTCGACCTGTCGGTTCTGTCGCAGGACACCTAGACCCGAAGCGCGGTTATATCTTCATCAGCGTCCATGGCAAATCGCATCGCGCCCATCGCCTCATTTGGGTCTACCACAATGGCCCAATTCCGTCCGATAAAGTCATAGACCACATTGACCGCAACCGAACCAACAACTCTATTGAAAATCTTCGCATACTCACTCGCCAAGAAAACCAACGGAATACTGCTGCTCGCGCCCGTAGCGGATATCCAATAACTGATCGCGTAGGCATCTACTTTCATCCCCGTCGTAAACATTGGCGCGTTACCTATTATGTCGGCACTTATCATTCACAGGCCGACGCAGAAATTGCACGCGACCAAATAGAGCAAAAACTAGGGTACAATAACTAGCGGACTTGTCCTTCTCACTAGCAACAGGAGGCCATCCGTGCCCTACAAACTCGACTTCAAGCAAATCGCTGAAGCGGTGGATATTTACGCCGTCGCGAAATCGCTCGACCTCACCTTCGCCAAAGACCGCGCAACTTGCCCGGTATGTGACAGCGAGCGAGCGCTCCAATTCTTCGCCGACAGCAACACCTTTCGTTGCCACTCGGCAGAAATAAGCGGCGATTGCATCAGCCTATACGCCCACATCAACGGCACCGGAATGTACCAAGCGGCGAAAGCGCTTCAGGAACAATTCCGCATCGCTGAAGCGAGCGGGAACGTTCCAACACCTCCAACAAGACCGGCGGCTGGGACGGAGAAATCCCAACCCAGCTCCACCAAAACCTACCCAAAATCGGCCAAACCTACCCAAACGTTCGACCGCGACAAGTTCGCTCAGAGCCTCGGCTACGACGAACGGGTCAAAGCAACCGGCATCTCGGAAGAGAACGCCGCGAAGCATCGCATCGGTTCGAAGCGCGACAAGCTCTTTGTGCCGATTTGCCCGCCCGATGTTGACCCTGTGGCGTGGGCGGAAATTGACCGCGACGGCAACATTCGCCTCCCCGATGAATGGTTCGGCAACAAGGTCGTGCCATTCAAAAAAAGGGCTTAACAACAACAGACCATTCCTTGACGGAGTGGTCTTTTCGTTCCCGACTGTTGGGATTACTGGACAGCCCAAGCGCTTGGGTTATACTGAACATGTAAGCAGCATTATTAAGAACCTGACTTACAAAGCACCATGTACAGCGCAAAGAACAACGAGACGGGCGAAGTTATCACAATGACGGAGGAGCAAGTTCGCGCCGAAATCATCAGCACTTACCAGTGCGATATGGGCATGGTGCTTGGTGACGGGCTTACCGACGAGCAGATTGCCGAAGGCGTAACGAACGACAATCTAGAAGATCATTTTGATGGTAATACGTTTGAAGGTTCGACTTACGAGATAACGCGCGACGCGCAGTAACATGTCTAAAGAACTTATTTTGGGGATAGCACTGTTCGTCGGTTTCGTTCTTCTCTCCTCGCTCTGTGTGCATTTATTCGGTTATCAGGCTCTGGGCTAGAGCCACTCCACCATCATGGACACTAAAGATGCAGGCCGCATTGGCGGCAAATCAAGAAGCAAAGCGAAGGTCGAAGCCGCCCGTAGGAATGGAAAGAAGGGCGGCCGACCGAAGATTAAAAGTGCCCAACGATAATCAAAGGAGGTTATGGAATTTCGAAACAAAAAGATACTCGATGTCTGCTGCGGCAGCCGTATGTTCTGGTTTGATAAGAAGCATCCCGACGCGCTCTATCTCGATAATCGCACGCTGCCTCCTACGTTGCAGACAAATGGTGCAACCATCAACGTAGCACCGGATGCAGTGATGGATTTCCGCAAGTTAGTTTTGCCCGACAGCTTTTTCTCGCTCGTGGTATTCGACCCCCCGCATATCATCAAGCGAGGTGGAAAGAGGTCATGGATGGCTGAAAAATATGGAGAGTTGGATAGGAAGACTTGGCCGGCAGATATTCGTGCCGGCTTTTCGGAGTGTTTCCGTGTCTTGAAGCCCGGAGGCGTCCTCATCTTCAAGTGGAACGAGACGGATATCTTGCTACGAGAAGTGCTCGCACTGACACCATATCGTCCGCTCTTTGGGCATCCATCGGGCAAGGCATCAAAGACGCACTGGGTCGCGTTTATGAAGTAAAGTAATTTAGCCTCATCAAACCCGCAGGCCCCGCAAGGGGCCTTTTCTTTTCGCGGTATCATTGAGAGCGGACGGTTCCAACAAAACCAACAGCTGTCCCGACGAATAGATATCAAATCATCCTCAGCACCCAACATGGCAACGCTCTGCCGTGTTGGTGGAGCGTTTGCCTCTCTGTTGAGAGGCTTTATGTTATAATTGGTTCTGTATCAGCTAGTGCGTTCGAGTGTGCGCCTGTCACTAGCGGGCGCACGTTCGAGCGAAAGAAAATGGAGGAATGGAAAGACGTTGTAGGTTATGAAGGCCTTTATCAAGTTAGTAATCTTGCGCGGCTGAGATCGTATCGAGTAGCTCGTTGGATTGTAAAACAGCCTAGAATAAGAAAACCGCAAAAACAGCCGAACGGCTATTCAAAGATTTTCTTAGGTAGAGGTCATAGTGAGTGGTTGCATCGACTGGTTGCAGCAGCTTTTATTGCTAACCCAAATAACTTTCCCGTGGTCAATCATCTCGATGGCGACCCTACCAATAATCTACCGTCCAATTTGGAGTGGACAACGCATAAAGGAAATTCGTTACACGCATACCATATGGGACTAACTCAGTCTCCGCCTACTCAGCAAGGCGAATTAAATGTTCGTTCCGTTTTAACAGAAAAACTAGTTCGTCAGATCAGGCGTCGCTACAGGAAAGGCATCCCTGGCCATGGAACGCCCTCTATAGCCCGAGAATTGGGTGTCAGCGTACGAGCTATTCAAAGTGTAGTCAGCGGAGAGACGTGGAAACACGTGCAATAATTAATAGCGGACTGTTCTCCAACAGAGGAGGTTCGCTTGAAACCACAAGAGCTGTACAAACAAGTTACCGACAACATAGTTCATCAGATCGAGGCCGGTAATCTACCCCCATGGTTGTTGCCGTGGAAGCGTTCTAAGCGAGGTGGAATATTGCCTCGCAATCTGCTGACTGGCGCTGGATATCAGGGCATAAACATACTTGTGCTTTGGGCGGAACGAGAGAAGAAAGGGTATGAGCAAAACCTGTGGCTCACCTATAAGCAATGCCAGGCCCTCGGCGGCCGGGTGCGTGCGGGCGAGAAAGCCGCTCACATTATCTATGCGAATAAGACCGTCGTAAAAGACGGCGACGACGAGCGCGTAGTGCCATTTCTCAAATGCTTTGCGGTGTTCAATGCTGCGCAGTGTGACGGGTTGTCAATGGAGAATAGCGACGTTGACAATAAAGAATTGCCCGAGCATGAGCGCAACGAGCGCGCAGAAGCGTTCTTTGCCGCAATAGGTGCTCCAACGAGGTGGGGTGAGGCCATGGCCGCATACATTCCCTCAAAGGACTGTATCGTCATGCCGGCGCGCGGAGCCTTTCATCATCCCGAGAACCTCTACGCCACTTGGGCGCACGAGCATGTGCACTACACCGGGCACAAAGACCGCCTCAACCGAGACCTGAAGCCTCGGTTTGACCAAGAAGCGTACGCCTTCGAAGAGTTGGTCGCGGAGCTGGGCGCCGCGATGATTTGCGCAGAACTGCAAATCACGGGAGAGCTGCGCCACGCATCATATGTCGAGGGTTGGCTGAAGGTGCTGAAGAAAGACACCAAGGCAATCCTCACCGCCGCCAGCCTTGCAGGAAAGGCCGCTGAATACCTTCGGGCATTCAGCGCAATTGAGTTAACACAGGTTAACTCAGGAGAGGCCGCATGAGGTACATCGAGATAGATGGCGTGCGGCATGAGTGGCGAAAAATCCGCGAACTGCGCCGGCGGCAAATCCTAGAAGCCCGGCGCATAAGCCAACTAACGCTCTTTGAGCTGAAGGACGACAGCCGACCGCCAAGCCAGTGCACAGCAAGTGGACGGTTCGAGGAACCGCTGCTGTTCGACAAGTAATTCACCGCGCCCTTAGTGGCGCGGTCTTTTTATTAAAGGCGACGACAGCAACGCCTTATATGCTAGTGTGCTCCACCGAAGACATGAACCGTCAGGGGCGATAAAATGAAACCGTGGAATTTGCGTCTGGGTAGAGCCGTCGGGCCTTTCATTATGGTCATCGCGGCATTTCAATTAGGCATTCTTAGCCAAACATTCCACGGCACTATGTGGAGCTGGACCGCCCTTGTTCTGAATTTGGTCTTGGTGCTCTTTCTCTTGTTCAACTCCGTAAGGGCGTCGTGGAACGAACAATGATTGGAATTTGAATTCAATATCCCCACTTTGGCATGGCGACTTCTCACTTTATTTTTATCTGTGGGAGAATAGGAGTGTGAAGAAAATCTGAAGCCATGCCAATTGGACGCCTGCCGGGAAACTGCGATTGCGGCGTACCGTATGCCATTCATACGGTGTGCAAGCGTTGCGAACGGATAGTGCACGCGACGGAATTTTGCGAATTGTGCGTGGGCCGACTACCGCCGCGCTTTCGCGCCGAGCTGGTGGCTTTAATAACGGACGGCGCCTCGTACACCACGGTGCTCATCCACTTTAAGGCAGAGGCTTTCGAGCCGATCGAGATTGACGGTCTGCTGCATGAAGCGGGCGTGCAGCTCCCGCAGCATAAAAACTACGACGGCATAAGCGACGAGCGCCGGCACGAGCTACAAGCGCTTTCGCTAGCGGAATAGCTGTCCACAGTGCCGGCCGGCGCACATGAAAACGCGGTGTAGCATAAAGGTATGTGGAGCCTGCGCAAAGAGGTGCTTCGTCTCATCGACATCATATTGGAATGTTGCGGAACCTTAGTCCTAATGCAGCAGAATATCGAAATCGTCAATAACTACGCCGGCACCCTCGAAGAGCGCATTGAACGATTGGAAAATCGAGCGGGACTGAACGGGCGAAAGCTAGCTGTTAAAACCAACAAGAAAAAATGAAAACCCTCACAACTGCGCAACAGAGAGACGCGCGCTATGCTTTCATCGAAGAATGCCGCCTGAAAGCGTGGGGCGCCGCGTGCCATGCGGATTGGATTGGGGCCGCTATAAACGCGGCGCTCGCCGAGCATAAGAAGCTGCAGGATACCGACCAGCAGCTCCAGGCCGACATCAAGGAATTGGAAAAGGCGCTGGACAGCCACACGGTCGAGAACCGCAATAAGCGCAAGGCAATTCAGGAACGCCGGGACGAACTCCAAAAACAGACGCAGGCTATCATCGCCAACGCCCAAGAGGGCCACAAAGCGATGCAGCAGCTCCTGCAAAGCGTAGAGGTGAGCCTGGCGCTCGCCAAGCACGCAGAGAAATGGGAGTGGAAGGAGACTGAGGCAACGCCTGAAGACAGCCATGAAGCTTAAGCTGCTTAGGAAGGACCCGTGTTCTAAGTGCGGGCACCCTGATGTGCGCGAGGAGTACGAGGTCATTCACAACAACGGCGATAGCGGCACGCTGACTTACAGAAGCATCATTAAAGAGAAATGCCCCGAATGCGGCAGGAATTATGAGCGCTTAAATCCCTAGCGTATGGACGACATCGACGACGGACCGCTGTTCGAGCCCATTAAAACGCAGAACCATGTCCGACGAGAGGGACGCAAACTTGCCTATAGCAGCAGAAGGAAAGGTTGCTACAAATATGGCTATGCCACGCGCAAGCAAGCGCTGAATGCTCGTAGCCATGCCTTGAAAGCACGCCCGGGCCAATTTCTCACGATCTATAAATGCCGGCGCAATTGCGACCTGTGGCACCTGACGCATCAGCCCGAGAAGCCCAAAAAGTAGGTTAGAATGGCTGCATGAGGATGTCGCTTGCAGTCGAAACGGAACTGCGCCGTGTGATTCGTGACGCCCGCGCTAAGGACGCGCTCATTTCGACCGACAACATTCGCAAGATTTTGGAGGAGAAATATCAGCGCGGATTTTCATATCAGTACGTGGCGAAGCTGGTCGAGAAGGTGGCACGCGAAGCCATCGTCGAGGTTGACCGCGCTAAGATTGAGCAACGGCTCGCCTTCACCCGCGAGAATGCCCGCATGGCGCGGGAGCGCCTCCTACAAATCATCTACTGGAAGCTGCCCGAGGACGTGAGCGATGTTCGACTAATTCGGCCACCGCTCAACAAGGATGTGGTCGAGGCCTGCAAGAACCTTGTCATGCTCGACCTCGCTGTATTGAGCGCCGAAGTAGCAGCCGGCATGTACCGCAGCGAAGAGGAAGCCGCCGCGAAGCTCCGCTATGCGCCGATGCTGCCCGAGCGCCGGCAAGTCGTCATCAACATGTTCGTTAATTGGGGCGCGTTGCCCCGCGAGCAGGTGGAAGCGCTCGTCCCTGCTCTGCCACATGGAGACCCCGAATCTATCGCCGCTTGAGGTCCTCGCCGAGGCGCTGGACGACATCGAGACGCGCAAGGCGCTCGCCCGCAGCTTTCGCAACTTTTGCCTTATCTACCTGCCCCACTATTTCCCGCTCCCACCGGCAGAGTTTTTCGCTGATCTGATAGCGGCGCTTGAAGACGACAACATTGACCGCCTGCTGGAGATTGGCTTTCGCGGCAGCGCCAAGAGCACCTTCACGAGCATGGCCTACGTGCTCTACGCGGCACTCGTTAAGCCGCACCTGTACCCCTTTATCGTCCCCATCGCCGACACCGGCACGCAGGCCACAGCCGTGGTGTCAGCCATCAAGTACGAGCTGGAGACCAACGAGCTGTTGCGCGAGGACTTCGGCACTATCGAGCTGAAGAAAGTCTCCGACAAATCGTTTGAGGTGCGCAAGAAGCTGGAGAGCAAGGAAGAATGGCAGGCGCGCAACCTGCTGCTTTCGACCGGCGTGCGTATCCTGGCCCGCAGCCGCGGTCAGCGCATCCGCGGCCTCCGCCATCGACAGTATCGCCCGAAGCTCATCATTGGCGACGACGTTGAGAACCTTGAAAGCGTCCGCACACAGGAAGGGCGCGATAAGACGGCGCGGTGGTGGCGAGGCGAAGTGCTCGGCGCCCTGGCGCATGACGGACGCGTGATCTTGGTGGGCAACTGGCTGCACCTGGACGGCCTCTTGGCGCGCATGAAGGCGACCGGGCGCTACCGGGTATTGGAATTCGCGCTATTGCGCGACGGCGCCGGCACGGAGGTGGAGCGCTGTGTCTGGCCAGCGCTGTATCCGACGCAAGAAGCTATCGACAAAAAGCGCGAGGAGCTGGGCGACATCGCGTTTCGCCGCGAAATGCTGCTGCAGGTCGTACCTGAAGAAGGCCAGGACGTACTGCCCGAAGACATCCACTACTGGGATGAGCCGCCGTTTGACGACGGCAACTATCTGGCCCACGGCGTTGACCTCGCCATCAGCACCAAAGAAAGCGCCGACTACACGGCTATCGTGGCCGGCGAGGTGGCGTGGGAGAACGAGAAAACGCAAATCTACGTGCAGCCAAACCCCATCATCCGGCACATGAACTTCGCCCAGACAATGGAGGCGCTCGACAATGTGCGGCGCTCGACGAACATGAGCTGCGAATTTTATGTGGAAGCCGTGGCGTATCAGCAAGCCGCTATTGAAGAGATGGAGCGACGGGCGTTTAGCGTCCAAGCTATGCACCCTATCAAAGACAAACGCGCGCGGCTGCGCGTGGCGGCGCGCTATATAAAGCTCGGTGTGGTGAAATTCCCACGCAAAGGCGCCGAGCAGCTCATCACCCAGCTACTAGGTTTTGGCAGCGAGAAGCACGACGACGCGGTCGACGCGCTGGTCTACTTGATTTTAGGCGTCATCGGCGACGGGATTGAGGAGCAGAAGGTGCATTATGTTTGATCACCCCTTTCTGTGTGGAGGAGCAAGCATATCTTTCGAGTTCTCGCCGACTATCAACCCATAGTTCTCAATCAACCGCATAAAGAGATCGCTGACCGCCTTCTGCGCGTCCGCGAGGTCTGCCTTTGTGAGCGCTGATGTTTCAAAATGCAGTGTTTTGCCGTGCAGATTAATACGCCGCAGATACACTTCGAACTCTCTCGTTTCGAAGTTAACGCCCATATCTAATGGCCCATGTGCAAAGCGTGTTCTGATCTGAACAACGCGCGCCGCGTCGTCGGCTATTTGATTTGCGATCTTAATTGCTTGATCACCTCTACCCACCTCCCTCATTAGAGCAGTAAGCGCCCTAAATTTTCCGTGGATTGAGCCCATTTGAAGAGTCAGACAAGCGCCCTTGCGCGGCTCAGTCCCGGCTAGCAGCCACAGTGCTTGATCGACCCAATGCTCGAATTTGGCCCAAGTCGTTGTTATGCGCCCAATCTCAACAAGCGTGGCCTCGTATACATCCTCGCCAACCATTTGCGTGTTCCCTCTATTCCCATATCAGACGGACCGTGGCGCAGGCCGCGCGTTCGTCTCCAAAACGAACTTGATTAACTCGATGCCAATGCAGTCCGCTTATCTAGCGTCGCAAGATTTCGACTGCCATGAACGCAGCAATGATTACCAACGCGGTTAGGAGCTTTTTTATCGTGTCTAACTGTCTATTTGCCGAAGACAGATGGGATACCAACAGCACGATGTCCTGTCGGCTGTAGACAATACTCCTGCGCACGTATCCGTCGGAGTAATTCTCCTGCTGTTCGGAGTCTGCCATTCTGCCCATTTCCTGCACTTGCGCAGCTTGAGCGTCCCACCAATCTCTTTTCGCCATTTCACGAACTCCTCCGCGGAATATCCCCACCGCCACTGATCGCTGCCCCTTGCGTGCTACGATTAAAGCACGCTTATGCCTAACTGGATTTCTCGATTTATACCCAGCCAAAAAGACACCGCACCTGTCAATCGCTTTGAAGGCTTCCAGGGCAACGGCTCCGTTGTGGTGCGCGACCGCCGCGGCACGCGCAGGGCGGAAATCCCCTCAGCCGACGAAAAATCAATGGTGCTGGGCGGCGACCCGCTCGCCATCTACAAGCCGACCGGCGCCAAGAGCGTCGACGCCGCCAAGGCAATGGCCAATTTCAACGGCTGGACCTACGCAGCCGTCAACGCCATCGCCGGAGAAGTCGCGAACATCCAACTGCGGCTCTACAAGATCACCGGAAGCGAGCATGAAGAGCTAGATGACCATGCGCTGCTGGACCTCCTCGAAGGGGTCAATGAGCGCATGACCGGAATAGAACTCAAGTACACGACGCTCGCGCACCTGGAGCTGACCGGTAACGCCTATTGGCTCCTCGACGGCGTCACCAACGAGAACACGCCGCCGCGCGCGATCTACCCGCTCAACCCGGGCACCATGCGCGTCAAGGTGAATAAGAGCACGTTCCCGTACAAGCTCGATCACTACGAATACACCTTCGACGGCAAGATTTGGCGCTTTGAGCCGTGGCAGATACTCCACCTGAAATACCCGGACCCGAACGATCCGTTTGTCGGCATCGGCATCCCGCAGACTATCCCTGTGTGGATCGACAACGACAACTACGCGATGGAGTACAATCGCAAATTCTTCCTCAATGGTGCGTCGCTCGGCCTCTATCTCGCAACGCAAACCAACATCGAAGGCCAGATAGACCGCATACGCCAGGGCTTTAAAGACGCGTACACCGGCATTGAAAACGCGCACAAGGTCCCCGCTCTGCCGAAGGGTGTCGACCTGAAGAACGCGGGCATGTCTCAGCGCGAGATGGACTTCGCCAAACTCACCGACACCACGCGCGATCGCATCCTCGCCGGTTTCCGTGTCTCGAAGACCATCCTCGGCACTGCGGAAAGTGACACTAACCGCTCGACGGCCGAAACTGCCGACTACGTCTTCAGCAAGCGCACCATCAAGCCGAAGATGCTTTTGATTATTTCCTATCTCAACGAATTTCTTGTCCCCCGCTATGGCGACGACCTCTACCTCACTTTCATAGACCCGACGCCGGAAGACAAAGCGGCGCGCACGACCGAAATGTCGGCGATGGTCGGGGGCCAGCCGGTCATGACGGTCAACGAGGCACGCCAGAACTTTGCTGGTCTTGGACCGGTCAAAGGTGGCGACAATCTCATGGCGCCGGCCGCCATGTCGCCCGTCGGCGTGACCGACAAACCCGAAGGCGAAGAAATTGCTCCGGGTGCTGCTACCGACGGCAATCAACCCAAAACAATGAGGCCGCAAGCCAAGACGGCCGATGGCTGGGATACACGCGCGGTGCGCGTGCGCACGGGCGGCAAGACGGCACACAGCACCATCACCACCTTCAGAAAATCGCTGCTTGAAGCGTTCAAGAAGCAGTTGGGCAAGGCGCCTGAGTTTCAAGTCAAACACTTCAACGACCTCACGCACGAGGAATATAAGGAGCATTGGAAGCGTTTCGCAGACCGCAGCGAGCAAGCTGAAACCGAACTACGCGGCATTTTCCAGGGCATCAATGCAAAGCAACGCAAAGAAGTCCTCGATGCGATAGAGAAGCTACCGGGTATCAAAAAAGCCGCGCGCAAAAAGGCGCTGGATGACCTTTTCGACGCCAAAGAGTGGATCAGCATAACCGTTGACCTCACCACTCCCATCATCGCGGCGCTCGCGAAAGATGAAGCAACGGCTGCGCTGACCATGATTGGCGCGGCAAACCAAAACATCTTCGCGGACGAAGCGGTGCGTAATGCGCTTGACGATGGCATTTCGAAAATGGCCACAAGCTACAACGAAACGACGCTCACGCAGCTCAAAGAAGTAATCTCGGATAAACTTACTCAAACCGGCGGCACGAACCTCAACGAGCTGACCGACGCCGTAGACGACGTGTACAGCTTCGCCGACACGCGCCGCGCGGGCTTGATCGCCAAGACGGAGAGCTTCAGAGCCGCGAACTTCGCGAACAAAGCGGCGTGGAAGGCGAGCGGCGTTGTTGAGACCGTCAAATGGTACACGGCCGAAGACGACCATGTGTGCCAGTTCTGCGAAGTGCAGGACGGTAAGGAAATCGATATCGACGACAACTTCTATGACGCAAACGCCAAAATCGCCGGCGCCGACGGTGGCGAAATGACCGCTACTTATGGCGACATTGACGCGCCGCCGCTCCACCCAGATTGCCGCTGCTATATTAGGCCCGAACTTATTTCTAACCCATAGGATTATGCGACGCGTACCGTATTCAATTGCAGTCTTTGTCACCCTCCTCGCTATAGCGGCAGCTTGCTTCTTCGTCGCGCATCAGGCGCATGCGCTGACCGTCACACAGATTTTTAATGGTGGTACGGGCACCTCGACGGCTCCCAGCTATGGATCACTGCTTGTTGGTGGCAAGAACGGCGAATACGAATACGTCTCAACGAGCAGCCTCGCGGCGGAATCGGGTGTCGCGTCGGTCTTCGGCCGCACGGGAATAATTACGGCGCAAAGCGGCGACTACACCACCTCGCAGGTACCGGAAGGGACAAACCTCTATTACACTTCGGCGCGTTCGCTCGCCGACTTTATCGCCAATCTTGCCGCGACCACCAGCGTCGCCAGCATCACCACGCTCGCGCACCTATCCCTGCCGTATACCCAGCTCACCGGCACGCCAACCATCCCGACATTGCTGTCGCAGCTCACCAACGACGTTGGCTTCGTAACCAGCTCGTTCTCGACGACCTCGGCCAACTACTGGATCACGCAGGAGACGACTTCAAATCTAGCTGAGGGAACGAACCTCTATTTCACCAATGCGCGCGCGGACGCGCGGTTTGTCGCCGACTTGGCCGCCACGACCTCGGTCAAATCCATCACCACGTTGCCCAGCCTTTCCTTGCCCTACTCGCAGCTCACCGGCACACCCACGGTGCCGAGCTTCCCGCTTACCGTGGCAAACGGCGGCACGGGCTCAACGACGCTCACCGGCATCCTCAAGGGCGCGGGCACCAGCGGCGTTGTGACGGCGGTGGGCGACACCGACTATCAAAAACCCATTACGCTCACCACGAGCGGCACGAGCGGGGCGGCAACGTTCTCGGGCGACACGCTCAACATCCCCCAGTATGCCGGCACCACCTACGGCGCCGCGTGGCCTATCACGCTCACTGGCTCGACGTTTGGCTTCAATGGGCTTTCGACCTCGACGAACCTGACCCAGGGCCAGCTGCCGTATGTCACCGGACCAAACACCTTTGGCCAGGTGGCCACGGGATCGGTCGCGGCGGGAACAGGCATCAGCGTCACCGCGGGCCAGAGCATCGTTGGCTCGGGCCTCACCATAACCAACACCGGTGTTACGTCGCTTAGCGGCGCGGGCGGCACGAGCGTGTCTGCTTCTTCGGGCGCGGTGACGATAAGCAGCTTCTCCTATCCGTTCGCTTCGAACGCCACCACGACCGCGCTGTCGCTCGGCGGATTGACACTCTCGAATATCACCGGCTCAACGCAATGCCTGCACGCCAACAGCTCGGGCGTCATTTCGGGGACGGGAAGCGACTGCGGAACCGGCACGGGAGGCGTGACGGGCGTGTCGACCACGTACCCACTGCAAACAACCGGCTCGACCGGCGCCATTACCCTCTCGACTGCGTTTGGCACGACCTCCAACAACGGCGTTGGCAATGATGTGTTTTTGTACAACAGCCACAGCGGCGTTTTGCAGGGCGCTGCCAGCTCATCGCTCGACCTGCCTAACGCGGCCCTTCAACATTCAAGCGTGACGATAAATGGCGTGAGCGTCTCGCTCGGCTCATCCGGGACCGTCGCCTCGACAACGCTGCTAGGCGATGCCAACACGTTCTCGGGCAATGACACGTTCAACAACACCATCACGGGCAGCATTACTGGCAACGCTGGCACCGTGACGAACGGCGTCTACACCACGACCTTCAACACGCTATTTGATAACCGGCTCTCGGCATCTTCGTCGATAAGTGGAATTACCACCTTGCCAAGTTTGTCGTTGCCTTATTCGCAGCTCACCGGCACGCCAGGCCTCTTTAGCTATCCATTCCCGAGCAACGCTACCTCGACCAAACTGGATTTTAGCGGGGGCTTGCAGATTGGCACCCTCGCCGGATTTGTCGGCGCGAACAACGGCACGCTGTATCAAATCGCATCCTCATCTGCTGACCTCCCCAACACGGCGCTGCAAAACTCTAGCGTCACCGTCAACGGCGTTTCTATCGCGCTTGGCGCATCAGGGACCGTGGCATCGACGACCCTCTTGGGCGACGCCAATACATTCAGCGGCGTGGACAGCTTCACGAACGCTTCGAGCAACTTTGGCGGCACGTGGCAGACCTTTAGCCCGTCTCACTTCCAAGTAGCAGGGTCATACCTCACATCGGCAATAACTGCCCTTGGCCCCACGGGCCAAACTCAGGCGGGCGCCACGCAGACGCTCGCCACATCATCGGCCGCTACCGACAGCGGCTTGAGTGTAGGCATCACTATCGTGGGCTCAGGGAATACGCAAACCTTCACCCCCACCTTCACCGGCTCGATTAGCGGGCTCACGACGAGCAATTTCGCATCGGCGAACATCTCTCAATGGACAAATAATGCAGGCTACCTAACCTCGCTCGCAGGCGCGGCATCTTCAACGCTCTTGGGAGATACCAATACCTTTAGTGGGCTGGATAAGTTCTCAAACGCCTCCTCTACGCTCGCCACTATATCGAATACGCTTTGGCTCACAGGCATCACTGGTTCGACCCAATGTTTGCATGTGGATGCTAACGGCAAGGTCTCGGGAACGGGTTCAGATTGCGGGACTGGTTCAGGCGGCGTTACGGGGATTGCAACGACCTACCCGCTCCAGACGACCGGCTCGACCGGTTCTATTACCCTTTCAACCGCATTCGGAACAACAAGCAACAACGGCGTAGGCAATAACGTCTTTCTCTACAACTCAAACAGCGGCGTGATGGAAGGCGCAGCAAGCTCCTCGCTCGACTTGCCCAACGCAGCGCTGCAGAACTCATCGTTCACCGTTAACGGCCAACTCTTTAACCTAGGCGACACGCACACCATCACGGCGGCCTCTTCGACGCTCCTCGGCGACTTTGACACCTTCACCCATACCATCACCGGCAGCATCAGCGGTAACGCGGGAACGGCTACGGCGTTAGCCGCTAATGGCACGAACTGCTCGGCAGGAAGCTATGCGCTTGGCGTAGACGCATCAGGAAACGCCGAAGGCTGCACCGTCGCTAACCTCGGCACCGTAACCGCTGTTACCGGAACATGGCCTATCGTCTCATCGGGTGGCACCACGCCCGCAATTTCCTACGCAGGTTTTGGCACAACGACCGATAGTGGCATCGGACACAATCTCATCCTCTACACCAACAACTCCGGTGTCGTTATTGGAGCCTCGACCTCAACACTCAACATTGGCGGCAACGCGGGGACGGCCACCGCGCTGCAAACCGGCCGCACTATCTCAATTACGGGCGACCTTGCATACACAAGCCCAAGCTTTGATGGCTCTGGCAACGTCACCGCCGCTGGCACATTGGCCACGGTGAACAGCAACGTCGGCTCGTTTACGAACGCCAACATCACCGTCAACGCCAAGGGCCTCATCACCGCTGCATCGAACGGCAGCGCAGGTGGTGCCGCATACCCATTCACCCCATCGACCTTTGGCGTCGCAGTTTCAGCTACCTCAACGCCGATACTCGACTACCCGGGCCTCATCGCTGCCACTTCGACCATTGGCACACTCAACGCGACCTCATCGCTCACGGTGGGCACACTCTCGGGCTTCATTGGCGGAAACAACGGCGTACTCTACCCGTTCGCTACCTCGACTATCAAAACCTCACAGCTCACGAACGACGCGGGCTTCATCACCGGCAACCAAACCATCACGCTCTCGGGCGTCGTGACTGGCTCAGGTTCAACGGCGATCACTACTGCCTTTGGCTCACAGAGCGCAGGCGTGCTTGGCTCGCCCGCAACGGGCAACACGAGCGTGCAGGCGACTTCGACGCTCTACGGCGCGGTGCAGAACGGCAAAGTGCTCGCGGGTCTCAATGGCTTGCTGCAATACGTCGCGACAACGACGGATAGCTGCTCTTCGGGCGTCACTTGCTCATACGCGGCGGGCGCAAACGCGTTCTCGATAGGCAGCAATGCCATCACCAATGGTATGCTCGCTAACTCGACAATCAGCGGCATCGCCCTCGGCTCGAATCTCAACAGCCTCTCGACCAACAGCACGCTCTCAGGCACCAGCTATAACGGCAGCGCTTCGGTATCGAACTGGGGCCTAAATCTCAGCAATGCGAATTCGTGGACCGCGCTTCAGACCTTCAGCGCGGCCTCCACTACCAACCTCACCGTCGCGAACGGCTTGCAAATTCCCAACAGCTCGAACCCA